TTCGAGCTAAATATTCACAAGTGTTGTAACCTTTTTCTTTGTCAAACAACAACCAAAGAGTGAAATCATCAAATGGATTGTAAGGATTGTCGATTGTTGTTAATGCAAATTCATTTGACATGATTAATTCACTCCTTTCAAATACTTAGAAACAGTAGAAACAGAGCAACCACAAGCTTCTGCAATCTGTGCAAGCGTAAAGTTAGAGTCACTCATGCGTTTGATCTTATTAACTTTAGCTGCACTAAGTGTGCTTGTAGACTTAGGCATTGCTCTTTCTCTAAGTTTGTCAGCATCAGTATTGTTAAGAATACGCTTAAGTTTGCTCTCTGTGATAGCGCCAGCCTGGATAGCTTCCCACTCACGATCAGTGATGACAATGTTGCGGTCTCGTCTAGCCACAGAACCAAGCTCAGTACGATACCGGGATACTGCCTGCTGACCCACCTTCTTACGGTCTCCATCTGCAATGGTGCCGGCCTCAGTCTTAGCATCAACCTCGGCCCTACTCATACGCTGTGCCGCACGCTCTCTAGTCTTATTGAGCTCAGCCTTATTAAGGTCAGCCATGAGCTGGTCATACTCCTTCTGATAGACCCGCTTGGCATTGGGGTCATACTTCAGATTGCCGGTGTATACCATCTCTTTGCGAGCCCTATTGGCCAGTGCTTTCAGGCTATTGGCATAGTCAGCATAGGCAGTCTCCTTCTTGTTGTGGGTATCAGACACCAAGGTGTAAGCATCATCAGTCTCAGCCATCTTAGAGCTCTTCTGAGTACGCTTCTCCATTTTGTACGTGATGGTGCCGGAGGGGTTAGTGTAGGTTACCGTGTCAGTATCCTTATCCACTCGCTTGATGGGACGATACTGGGCTCTAGCATCCTCATCATCTACCTTATACTTGATCTTCTCACCAGCGGTAGTAGTAAGTGTGATCATGCCCGTCTTCTTATTGACAGACCGGACAGGCAAGTACAGATCCTTGGCATCCGCTTCCTTGTAGATGAGTGCGCCTTCAGGCTTAGAAGGATCATACCATTCGGTTCCTTTCTTATTAACCTTAGGTGTACCCTGTCTCTTAATTACAGATTGTTCGCCCTTGGCTCGAGACAGAATAGTAGCAGCGCCACCACTCTCTTTGCCCTGGTATTCCTTATGCAATGCTGCAATGTTGTTGTCAACCTCACTCTGCTTGTAATTGAGATGATGCTTTGCCGCATCAATGACAACCATGCTGTGTCTGACTGCTCTGGCCAGCTCGTCTTCGTCGGCACCCGCAAGAGTCATGTCTGTAATCAGATTAGAGATAATCCCCATCTGAGTCTCAGTTTGTCGACCCTTCTTCATGGTGCGATACTCAACACCATTCTGATAGTAGTGCTTATTACCATGAGCATCGGTTCGAACATCATCAGCACCATACTGATCCTTAGGTTCAAAGCCCTCAAGACCCTTTAAAGATGGGGTTGAAGTGACCTTAACCTTGCCAGCTTTGTCATTGGTTGGAATGCACATGACAGTATCGCCATCAAAGTCAGCACCAGACAATCGAGCGGCAACCTTGTGGTTAATACCAATGCCATCAATACTTTCAGTACCAATAACACTTCGAGCAAGCTTATTCTTGTCAGTAACAGTCAGGATAGGAATCTCAAACGTTCCACCATGAGGATACCGAACCAACGCAAGTTGAGTGCCCGGTTCATAACCAGGAGCATAGACTTCATTATCTTTAAGAGTATTAATCGGAATGATAACGTGATATCGCTGACCAGGAAGAGCGGCAGCCTTCAAGCTGACAGCAGTAGCATCACAACCTTCTGCAAACTTCTCAAGATAATGCTTCTTAACTGTTGGATTGTCGAGAGCACAGATCTCATCAAATTCAGCCTGCTTGTCTGCCTTGGCAAGATCGAGCTGCTTCTTGATCATCTTGAGCGATTGCTTAGCAAGAAACTGGGAAGGCAGAGCATCCTGCCAATCATTCCAGTCTCCTTCGTCGGAGCGCTTATTAATAAGACCAAGCTTAGCGCCACGAGTAGAAGCAGAGACTCGTACTCCAGTCTTAGGATCGTACCAATACTGACCACCTTGATCGGCGTCTTTGATTGTAGATCCAAATGGGTTGTCAGGATCTTCTTTGATCTCTTTAAGAACATCCTTCATAGCAGTGCCACGCTTCTTGTTGGTGTTAAAGATAACGTCGACACCATCAGGCATATCGTCAGAATATGCAGCCATGCCCTTGATGTAATGCGTGCCATCAACAAGGATTCGGACCTGAGCAAACCTAGATTCCCCAAGTGAAAGATCGGGAACACCTCGACGAAGCTCAACCAAGCCATCTCTCTCAACGCCGCCATCTTCGTTATAACGAATCATCATGCGCTTAGAGTCCATGCTTGCCGGATAATTGAACTTCTTCTCGTAGGTTTCGCCACCATCTCGAGTAATATAGTCCTTAATGGTATGAACTCGATCGAGGTCATAGATCTCTTTGTGTTCGGTGCCGGGAGGACAAAGAACCAACTGTGTGGTAAATTTACCAGGATTATTGACCTGTTCGAATCGACCGCCATAAACGTTGTATCCTTCTTTTTCAAGTAAATACAAAGCCTGATTCATCTTTTCTCTCGACATGTTGAGCTCAAGTTCAGTACCAGCGCCAACGTCAATCATTCCGCCATCTTTGGCGAACTCCTTGCTCCTCGCTTTAAGAAATTCTGCAGTCTCTTTTGCTTTAAGCATTCGAGCTTCTGAATTTTCATTAAGAAGAGAACGAACCGTAGATTCTGGAAGACCCATCTTCTTACCGATGGCACTCGGACCCATTCCTTCCTTATCCCTAAGTCGCTTAGCAGTACCAACTTGGTACATGCGGATCTCATCCTTAGCAAGACCGAGTTCGGTTCTAAACTGTGTAGTGCTTAGCCCCATATCCTTGGCAATAGCAGCATCGCCAGTCCAGACCTTCCCATCTTCGTCGATATATGTAAAGTTATTCTTTCGCTTTTCATCAACACGACCAAGAAAGTCTCGTTCATGTTGATAAGGGTCTTCACCCGACCCATACGGATATCTTCCGGAACGTCGAGGCATGCCAATGTGCATTAGATCCTCTTCGCTCGTGGATTCTGCTGTTCCAAGATATGATAAGATTTCTTCTGCAACAGGATTCATACTCTCAACCCTCCGAATAATTAAATTGTTCAAGCGCCTTGTTTAACTGTACAATCTTGTTCATGATCGTCAGAATATCTTTAGGATCAGGAACATGACAAATGACTTCGTCACTCTGGTACAGTCTCAATTCGCATCCATCCAGTTCATTGGGTTTAACTCGATACTCCAAACAGAAAAGAGCAGCATAAATCTCAAGCTGCTCCATTGATGCTTCATGCTTTCCAGTTTTCAGGTCGTGGATTCTAAGGAAATTATTGCGGAAACAAATTGAGTCCGCAGTCCCAAAGAAATAGTCGGAATAATACAGAACAACCTCAGTGCTCATCTTAAATCCAATAGCATCATTTACATATGCATACAGGGTCTTCTTAGAGCGAGGCTGCTTGATTCCTAAATCAATAGTTTCCTTGGCCCAGGCATGAAGTCTGGACCCAATTTCTTTCGCCTGCATGTTTCGATAGACAGTGAGAGCTTTCTCTTCGTCATATCGAAGCCAGCTAGACTTGCTCGGGCTGAAGGGAGCGTGGAGCCCCTCAAGGTTAGAATGTTTTGCGAAGTTCATCTAAAATATCCTCCTTGTTCTCCGGACAAACAAATCTCGAAAACGACATCTTGTTCATCAGATCTACGTAGTATTCTTGATTGGGTTGTCTCTTCGCTCCAGCGCCCTTCTTACATTCCAACGAGAACCACTTATCTTTATACAGAACAAGCAGATCAGGAATGCCTTGAATCTGGTCCATCTTGAAGACCATACTTCCAGGAAATAAACTTTTAATATCCTTGATCAATCGATCTTGGAATCCACTCTCGAGTCTTGAGCTTCTTGCCATAAGTGATTCTCCTTTCTTGAAATTAAAGAGAAAAGGTGATGCAATTAATTACATTTTCCCTTTCCTCTCATAAAAGGGGATGTTTTTTACGCGAATGACAAACCTGGGTAAAAGAAAGAGGCCTTGTTAGGGCCCCTCTCTAGTTCACCATCTTCTGGATGGCTTCTTATCCAGCTTTTCATAAAAACATAGAAGATCATTAATGGTTGCAAATGGAAATACACATGCAATATTGACAAGAGCATTTATGGACGGCATAGTCTCCGCACGTAAATATCTACTAATCGTTCCTTGCGAGATTCCAGTTCGTCTGGACAATTCGCTTTGGGACATTTGTCGCTCATCCATCAAGCTCTGAAGATTGCCAGCGAAGATCTTCATCCATTCGAATTCGGTCATTTACAACAAAACCTCCTCAAAATATTTATGTCATACAAAAATACAAAAATTATGTCTTGTATACATACCCCTCAATTTTCCCTCATTTTCGCCTCTTTTCCGCTCTCCGATTTATGTCATACATAATTCCGATTTATGTCATACATAATTCATTTTTATTTTTGTATGACATAATTCCTATTTTTGTATGACATAATTATTTGCCAAAACGTTCGGACACGTACTTAGCCCGCACTGCATCCAGCACCGCATCAGTCTTCGATTTACTGAATAAATTCGCCAAAAACTCTATCATTTCCATGTCCCTTTCTGATACTCGAATACTAAGTCTTTTGACCTTTCCGTTGCCAATTTTAGGTCTGCCTCGTTTGATAATGCCAGCCAATTTTACTTCCTCCTTTTCTGTCATACATAATTCAAAAAAGAAAAGAGCCCAATATTTTTGAGCTCTAATCTTTTCCAGGTCCGTCTCCGGACGCCGTAAATCACTTAAGCCTCTTCATCCTGAAACCCTTGACCGCAGCCCAGATAATTAAGCCTGCAGCTACTGCCACTATTCCAACAATGATTGATTTAACAAATGATTTTCTTCGCACCGAATCACTCCTTTCCATAAAGGAGCTTGTGTTTATCGCGTACATACCCGGAACTGGGCCGCCATTTTTCAGATTACATTAGCCAGCAAACGAGTTGCCAAATTACATTATTCAATAACCGCGTCATTGAATGCTCAAATAAAAGGAAGAGTCCTTGTTAGGACTCAACCTTCTTTGTGAACACGCCCATGGTATCCTCCAAATGATTCAGATACTTCTTGTACATGACAACACAGATTCCCATAGTCACAGCATACGTGCCGGCGATGATAGCACCAGCATGATCCCCCATGAACTCAGTAACCTTAGTCTTCATAATTAAAGTCTCCTTTCAAATTTTCGGTAACCCTTCGGTTCCATAAAGGAGCTTGTTTTTGTCGCGAACGGCATTAATTACCGATAAATCTTCCCAGTTCGATTGTCACGAATCACAATTCTCTCTTCGATGTGGAATCCAGCATTCTCACAAATATAAAAGATAGTAGCCATGAGTCTCTTAAACCGCTCCTCGTCAAGCTGCTCTTTCTTTAAAGTGTAATGAGGAGTAGGATCGTGATAACCCTCGCTATTTCTGTCCATGCGCTCTCTGTATTTCTTCATGCATCAGCCCTCCCAAGTATAAACGCGCCCATTCTGATACGCATCTCTGAAATAGTTATACGTGCCATCGCCACGGAACCATAAGTATTCGGTTGGCAATTCTCTCTCTACAGTTTTGCCATTCTTCTCAGCGTTCCATCTGTCTAGAACATCATAAGCCAAGCCTAGCAATTCCTCCTCAACGGGATGTCTAGTCGAATATCCGCAGAACTGTCCCTTAGCTGTAATAACACCAATGATAGAGTCAGAATATCCAGCATCAAATCTATTTAAAACAGTCCACATCACTGCAGCCTGCTGATCTCTCGTACTTACACTGCGCCCAGCCACCAAATATTCAGGCACACCACGCGCTTCGCCCCACACAAGTCTCGCCAAAGCAACCGCGTCAGCGTCCGTATAAAGCGTTTTAAGGGGCGCCTCTTCGACCGCGTCTTCCTTATCGACCTCACGCGTCGCTGCGCTTGTAGCCCCCTCTACGGCCTGGGAAATGGCCTTTTCTGTATCCACATGAGGCTTCATTTCTTCAGCCATCTCAATCAATTGTTCCTGCATATCATAAACTTCATTCTTAAGCTGAATCGTGGTGATCATCAGCCCAATAAGGCACAACACCGTCATCAAATACAGAGCAGTGTCGATGTATCTATCAAAATAGTACTTCATAAGTTCCTCCTAATGTCTTAGTTCAAATGTCCTGTCCCATATGGTCCAGGTTCACTTCACTCTAGTCAGAGTTCAGAAAAGAGGAGACCCAGTAATTAAACCAGGCCTCCCCTCTCTACTCATATGTAATTAGATCTCCACGCCTTGTCTTTCCAACAGATCGCGGAAAACCATGCAGCTCTCGATCGAGTTCTTCTTGATGCACTCCATATAACTCCGAGCCAAAGCCGGGCTAGCGTCCATAGCAAATACGCGCTTGACTCCAGGGTATCTCGCCCTCATAATATCAGCCTCGTATTTGAATGTCAGAATAGACCAGTCTTCCTCGTCAATTTTTGTGTATCGAATAACCCGATAGTGATCAATCGGTCCACCGATTCCATAAAGAAAGATAGTTTTCATAACAAATCTCCTTTCAAATATGAGTTTCCTCATAAGGGAGAATGTTTCTTACGCGTACGTAATCTGTGTTTTAGGTCGTAATCTCCGTCGCAGACAGCGTACCAGCGTCATCCACGGTGATTTTGAATTTCTTTGTGCTCCCTGCGGTGGAGGATTGAACGATCAGCTTAGTGTCATCCACATACCCCATATTGGCAGCATCGGTAGACACGGTTGGCGTTTTAACGTTTTGAATCGTAACCGGGTAATTAAAGAATACATTACCGAAATCTTCCGACGATCCGGTTTCGACGTCATCGCTCCTTGTCAATTCGAGTATGAGCCCACGGCTATTCAATTGAAGACAGTTATGTCCTCCGGACATTATGGGCCAGTAAGTAGACCTAATACTAACATTGCTATCGCCGAGGAATAATTCATGGTAAATCTTTTTTTCGTCTTCTCCTTCCATCGGTGCATTTACAATTTGAAGAAGGACGTCTTCTCCCGCCACTCTAAGTTTTCCAGACACATCTCCACCAGACTTGTCCAGTTTCTTATCGAGAACATAGGCCATATATTTTTCAGGAATCACAACATCGTTTAATTGATGCACATTCTTGAACGTGGCTTCGACGACTCCATCTGGGAACACGTCAGAGGCTGAGCCCCAGGTACCTCCGCCCCAGTACGTCACATTCCCGAAAGAAAAGACACCTGATTGCTCTAGGTGAACTCCCCCATTATCGTTAGCAGTAATTGGGACATTTTCATAGGTAACTCCATTGCACACAACGGTAATGGTATCACCGATTTTATACCCGTTTTTCTGGCAAAACTTATAGAAAGCGGATTTATCGTCACCTTTTGCGTACACATAATCACCAATGATTTTTTGTGTATACCCACCGGGCCGATCATCCCATACGGCGCTTCCCTTTGAGTCCGTCACAAGCTGCTGGAACGCAGTCGCACCTTCCGGTAATCCACTTCCACCAGGTTCCGTATTCTGATAGGTTCGTTTAATCGTGCCGTCTGCCTGAATATCCAGAACTCCACTGGAAGTCTTGTCGGAGAAATAGAACGTAAGGTTTGTACCATCTGTCGCGTTGAATCTCTTCACAAAATGGAACAACCGGATGACAGTTCCATTACTTTGCGTGTGGAGCCAGTATCCGATAGGGGTCTTACCCGCATCGATAGCTGCAATGAGCTCCTCTTTTGTGCGGCTAATTGTAATGGGCTCGGAATCACTAATGTCAAAGGGAAATGCACCTCCGCCGGCTCCATCGTCCGTACACACCCAGACATATTCTACCCTAGGGATAGTCTCTCCGTTTGGTGTGATTGTGGTATTGTCAATCACCGCCACGCACTCGTACGTCTTACCGTTTTTGCTGAGGTAAATCTCGCCTACCGTGCCGACGGTGTCTCCTCCAGGAACGATCGGCTTGTTTGAATCTGCCATGTTTTGTCCTCCTCAAAAATATAAATTTACTGAACGGCCTTAATTAAAGCCGCTCTAGTAGCAGGCCCAACGACGCCATCGACGTCCAGACCATACTTACGCTGGAATTCCGCCACAGCGGCTCTGGTCAAGCCCCAGAACTCCCCCGTAATGGGCAATTCCGGAGCCACAGTAGCCCGTAAACACCACTGCAGCCACTTAACCGACTCGCCGGTGTGTCCCATCCGCAAAGTGCATGTAGGGGCCTTAAAAGGGCAAATAAAGGGTGTTTTTGAGGGCTCGTCTGTAGTCTTCTTTTTAAGGAACACGAGAATCCACCAGGAAACTTTACGATCCTCAGACTGATAATATCTGCCCTTGGCATAACCCTGACTGGAGCCACCACAGTCTAGCATGATAGCGTTCTCCGCCCCACCAGACTTCATTCTATTCCTCAGGCTATAAGGGCTTAGTGCGCCTTTTGCGTCCGTAGTGACAAACAGATGCAACTCATCGTTACTGTCGCCGATTGCAGTCCGTCCTCTCACTCCACCTTGGGCAGGCGTGAAATTAAAGATGGTTTCCTTGCCATCCTTAAGCATGGTTGAGCACGCAATGGCATTCTGATACTTCGTCATTTCAGTCGAATGAGCCATGCAAATATCAGGCCCCTCATTCCACGCCAAGACCCAATAACCATTCTTACTAGTAGCTACTGTCTTCCCATCAATGCGCAAAGGAATCGCATTGACTCGACCAGTCTTCATGCTATAAAGACCACCGTTGATCGCATAGTCGGGTTTATACTTGGTGACGACTTGCTTAAGGGTCATCTTGCAGTTCGTTTTGACGATCTGGACGCGCTCGATCTGGTTCTTTTTGATTTTCCAGTACATTTCTTCTCCTCCTTCCCCAACGCTAAGAACTCTTCTTTTCTCTCCTTGAGGTCGTTAGGGTGATGGTAGTGCTTTACAGAAAGGCCAGCACGACGAATTCGTGCATGCAGAACACCATAGGTCGTCCCTAAGAATTCTGCCATGTCTTCAACGCTGTAATAGTGATTGATCACCTGATCAATTGCCCAGTCCCACTGGGCTTTCGACCATAGGCTCGGACGTCCAGCCATAATCAAGTCCCCTTTCTTTATCCCACAGATCCGTCATCAGTTGGCGTCGCCACTCGGTAATCGTCAAGCTCAGGCTTGTGTTTTGCGGTCCAGATAGCACACATGAGATTCCAGCAGACTGCCCGATCGTGGGGCTCATCCTTATCCCCTCTGAGGAACTTAATATAATGGCGCAGAGCGCTGTCCAGGAAAACCTTCACGGGAATCCCCTTGCGCCAGTTATTGTCGCCATACTTCTTTGCGCCATCTTCAAAGTGGATTGACACCTCGAGGAGCATAGTGAATACGTCCCATCCATATTCAACGTGAAACCATTCCAGGCTCTTATACAAATATCCAACATCGTCGGTTTCCTGGAACCTATGAATAAACCAAAACATCGAATCTTCAAATTCATCGTCGCCATTCACCAATTCTGCCACAACATCCAGAGGCATCAAGTCGCAACGACCCTTGCCGACTCGCATGTCCCTCACGGCGCCAGACTCAAACTGGGTTCGATCCCCGCTGTCGAGGATGTGAGGAACAGTTCCGACTTCGTTCTTATACTCGGGATTGTGTGCTTCGCAAGAATACGGGTTAGTATCAGGGTTCGTCGTCGAAACATGATCAACGGGCATTTTTATGTTCATACTTTACACCTCAATCGATAGTAATATAGTTTACGGAGTCAAGTGGATAAATATGGAGTTTGTCGTCAACATCAAGAATGTTGATTACTTCTCTTCCCTTACTGAGAATTTGCAGCATCTCAATTTTATCGCAGTCGCTCTTCATGTAAAAAGTCGTCGATGTCCCCATCTTCAAGGAGACAGTTACACGATAACGGTTCATACCTTTTCTCCTTTCTTATTCAAACGGAACCTGGTCGACGTCTCCACCAGCAACGGTTACGGACTGCATCAGCATCTGCTTTTCATCATCCCAGAACAGAGTATCGAGAATATCATCGATTCTGTCCTGAATTTCGGGGTCAGTCATCTGCATGACTTCGTAACCCTGGAGACCAACGTTCTTACGCAGCTTTTGCATCACGGTGCCGGCCCACATTCTGAACTTTCGAGCCTCAAGCTTACGACTGGCGAACAGAGCCTCATAGATTCCGAGCTCATTGACTGCGAGCATCCAGAAAGACCCTGCGCCACGCTTAGCGCCGATGTCTTTTCCGATAGTCGGCGAATCAACTCGTTTGACGGGCTCGTATTTAAGGTCGCTTGAACCGGCCTCAATTCGAACTCGTTCCAGCATGTTGGGGCTAATTCGCTGCGACACGTCCTTAGCCCTCAGCTTCAGCGCATCACAAATATCCTTCAGAATCGCGTACCATTCGCCATTGATCTCAATGAAACGAATATCATAGCCGCACCAATTTTCAGTTCTCACATTTTTCTCCTTTCAAATAATTCCATCGTCTGTAAGTTCTTTTACGGCTTCGCCATAGGTATCGGCAGTGCAATAGACTGCTCCGTTGACATATGCGACATAATGACCATTCTCGGACAGAATATCTACCGAATCCACGACACATTCGTTCATGTCACACCTCCGATCAAGGCTTGTACCAGCCGACATAGTGAGCATGCTTCTCGCAGCGCTCAAAGATCAACCGCCGTCCAGGCAGACAAATATAAAACCGACTAGGGTCCTCGGGGCTCTTTTTAAAGATGAGCATGTTTATTCTCCTTTCTCACCCACAATTCTCACTGAATTCAATCATGCGCTGGCTGACACGAGCAGTGACTTCGACGTAATAACTGAGCTGAGCAGGGGTCATTTCATCCTGACACGCGTCGAGAGTTCGCACTGCGTCCATAACCTCAGCATACTGACTCATCCACGCTGCATAATCCTCCATCATAGAAAGTCGTGTATCGGTGTCGGCTGTCAGATATGCCTCGAGAAAATCACAATAGCCATCAATAAATGCCTCATACTGATCCAGAGCCGCCTTGAATTCGGGGTCGACTTCTTCGATCTCCTCCGTCTTTTCAACTGCAGGAATGCTGGAACTAGCCCCTGCAGAAGACTGGGCCCCGCCGCAACCGACGAGACCCAGAGTGAGAGCAATAGCAGCGAGCATGGCAACAAGCTTTTTCATATTTAGTTCCTCCTTTAAAATATCATTCCTAGTTCTTTTGACTGTCTTTTGTGGCGTTTTTCGCTTCGTTCACTAGTCTCGTGAGCATTTGAAAAAGTAAGAATTCGCGGCAGAAGCCAGTATATTCAATACTATCTTCAAACCACGCATCGCCCTTTTTGACCTTAATGCGTATCACGTTTGGATCGGGATCGAAACAGACCCGCATCTCAATTCCGTACTTATGTAGCTCATCCACATACTGAGAAAGAACGCTCGGATTCATACGTCACCCATCTCCTTTTAAAATTCAATCCAATTATCATCAGGGTACTTTCTCGCAATGTGCTTTCCACAATATTTACAGCGAGAAATGTAATATGTGCCATGATAATTTAGAACAGCATAATCCGGTTCGTGCCATTTGAAAATATCATGGTACACCAGCTTGAACAAACCAGACCGTACGTACAGGATCCCGCAGACAAAGTATACGAGTAGAAATACAAGGACAGCAATCATAGCAATGACGATGGCCCTCATTCCTTTGTCTCCTTTCCAGTAATCAGCTCACTGTACGGCAGCCCTTCGATCCAATCGCAGAAGGTATGCCACTCGTCAAGCTTGTGATGCCGACGAGATTTGTACATGTTGGCCAACACCTCGTAATTGAGCATAACCGTCCGGCGCTGGTTGTAAGAGCTCGGTAGGAGCTGGATCATCTGCCACCAAATATCTTTTGCGCTGAGATCGGTTTCGGATTCCGTCTTAAGTGCGGTCAGATATTTCATGCGGCAGTTATTAAGCATATCAATTGTGATCTTAAGCACCCCGAGCGGAGAATAAATGATGCTTTTGTCCCGATATGGTGTAACATCCACATAAGGATACTTCCCAGAAATAAGTGCATCATCGGGCATGCTGTCAACACCAATTAAATGCTCATGACTGAAGTCATCTAAAGTAAATTCCTTATCCGCAATCTTGTGCATCGTACTGCAGGAGTTCGCCACTGTGCCCACCTTATAGGTATCAAACTCCTTCCACCAGTACAGCGGAGCCGTAATATCAAGGTACACGGTAATCATCCGCATGAACTTGCGATGGTCTGTTCCAGCGTTGCGGAGCTGCATCATGAGAGTATGGTCATTGGGGCCGATACAGAAATTTTGCTGACATTCTCCGCAGCAATTCTCTTTTTTGTAAGGGCACTTTACTCCACTATCGCTCTTGTCCCAGCTGTTCTTCGGATTCCGCATTCCTCGGATGGCAGCCTCCCACCCAATGACCTCGGTATTTTCAATTTTCAGCATCTTTGTTCTCCAATTCTTTCACCAATTTCTTAGCCGCATCAATCTTTTGCATATAATTCATGGCGTGCGGGCACTTAAATGCATCAAGTTCACAGAAACAGCACATAGTTCCAAGAGTCAACGCCCAACAACGATTGGCAAGCGCCCGACAATCATGGATCATAAACTCTTTAAGTGCCGCATAGTCGTTTTTCGAATCATGAAGTTGTTCGCGAAGACTATTTACCTCACTCCTCAGTCGTTCATTTTCTTTTTTAGCATCGGAGGCCATCGCTTGCCGAAGTTCGTCAAGATTCATTTTTATTCCTCCTGCCCCGGTTTTGGGATCATCGCACAAAGAAATTGACCAGACAGCATGACCGCTTCTCCTCTCGTAAACCCATGCTGCATAAGATTGTCCCGAAGAAAACCCGCCATCTCGGTTAAGGAACCAAGGGCATTAAGAAGCTCCGCAATCTGTTTGGAATTATCCATTTTATTCTCCTTTCGTCGTCCCATCGTGGAACTTCTGCATAGCTATGGCTATAATCAAAAGCCGCAATCGTGGAACATCTGCATGACGTCAGTCACTTTGTTTGCAAGTTCCTTCATAGTGGGCAGGGGAGTATTTAACTTCTTATCCTCCTTCACGACCAATACCTTCTCCAGATCTCGCTTCAGAGCGCTGTTAGTGCCGTGCATCTTCTTCGCAAGAGCAATGCAATATCCGAGATATGCATCATGCTCTTCGCCCTCAGCGGCCCGAACGATGGTCTTCGTTCCATCCATCCACAGCACTACAGTGACGCCAGCAACCTCGTCGTAGATGACTTTCTTAGGCTTATAATCAGAAGCGACGCCATACCAAGCGTTCAATCTCCGCTTAGCGTCCGCCTCATCAAAGATAACATGCTGATACCCATTCTGATACTCAATGCGAAGGTTAGACGGAGCAAACCAAAACAGTCTCTCTCGAGCAGAGAACCGAACACCGACGCGAAGATGGTCGTAGTCAAAAGCCTCGATCGTGCCACGCCAACCCCGTAGATTGGGGCGCTCAACGACTACAACCGTCATGCCCTTCTTCATCCCATTCATCAGTCTACGTTCGTCCATATCATTAATCTCCTTTTCAATATTTTTTGTCGATGCAACATCTGAGTTGGTATACTGCCAGTATTTTTTCTGTGCATAATTAAGTGCGTCCATAATATCCTGGTGGCTCACTTGGCTCATTTCTTATTCTCCTTTCTGCAGCCCCTTCTCCAAATATCTTTTAATGCCGGCACAAGTTCGTCTTCGACTACAGCGGATGATCGTATCAGAGATAATGAGCTCTTCGTCGAAGTTATACGCCTTTTGTGGTCTCTCCACATCAGGATCAAACACCATACAATCCTGGCAATACGGCTGAATTTCAAGTTGAATTGCCATCTTTATTCCTCCACAAGTTCACAGCGTTCAAGATATGCGCTGTCGTCCCCCAGCTCGTTCAGCATCTTTATCACTTGCTCCCAACTCTCGGTGGCAAGCCGTTCGATTCTTTCTTTGGGGATTGACAAATGTTTGTCATTTTCCGTAATTAAAGTTACACGAATTTTCATCAGTTCTTCTCCTTTTCTTCATAATAGACAGGCTTGTGGGAATATGTATTCACGGACTCGCTGAGACAATCGTCACAAGGGTCCTCATGCTCAGAGAGTTTTTCATACTTACACGACTTGCAATACTGGCAGAAATATACTTCCTTATAACCTTCGCTCATACTTTTACCTCCTTTTCACGCTGGCCTTGCCGAGATTCTGACACTCAAGCAGAGTCCCATCCCTATACTTAAAGAAATACAGATTGCTGTTATGTCTGGAAATGATGATCTGATACTTACCCTTCGGGGTCTCGAATCGATTGTCGATAAGGATCTCGCCATTTTCCTGAGCGGAAACGAATTCAAGCTTCATGATTATTCTCCTTCACGCGCTTATACTTGCACCATTCTTTGGTTGCAGCAGATAAAGAGACATGAGGTCTCGTCCTGAAACCACAAATCTGACAAACGATGTAGAAGTCGGGAGGCTCTTTATTCGGATTCATCATACGATTTCCAGAGTCCATTCCGCATGCCGGACAAGTAGGTAGCTCAATCTTTCCGCTCATAAGCATTTTCCGTCCCTTCTTTGATAATAACTTCACGAAAGAATTTACAGCCGTATGACTCTGGAATCTGACCCTTAGGAACAAATTCGTTCTTTTTCTCACAGTAGACTTTGCCTGGCATATGCCGGAATTCTGCGTACAGACACCCTGCACAGTGGTGCTCAGACATAACAGCTATCCTCCTTTATTTTTTAATGTCCTTAAAATCAATAGACCCCGCAATGGCGAAGAGTCCTGCCGCGATAAGAAACTGGGGCTCCTTTACAATAAGCCCCACTGCCGTGAAAATCAGTGCAAAAATCCAACCCATAAAATCTTCCTCCTTAAAAATTAAAAGAAAGAGACCTCATTATGAGATCTCCTCCTCTTTTTCTTTGGCATTTTCGACGATCTGCAATGCCTTCAGTCTGATGATGTTTGTAGCCACGTTATCTAAAATCAGTGCTGCCGCCACGACAGCCCAACCTGAAATCTGGACTACAGTCTTATTCCCAACTGGAATTTTCATGCGTATCGCCTCCTTTCCATAATATAAATTGTAAATTACGCGAATCTGTCGCCAGCATATTTACCTTCATTGAAGTTCTTCTTCTGGCTAAGCGCTCGACTGATTGCTAGGTCAATTCCGCTTCTGCTTTTGAGATGGTAGTAATAGAGGTCGACAAATTTGGTGTTCAGTCTGTCAATTCGTCCTGCTGCTTGCTGCATAACTTTGTAGGAGTAGTTCTGACTATAAAAGACAATGGTATCTGTTGTGATACAATTCCAGCCCTCGGCTCCTGCAGTATACTGGACGAGATAAACCCATTTAGAAGCTGTAGGTACTGCTCCATGGACATGACCGTTCCATTCTCCGACTTCGCACCCCGCATTACTAAACACCTCCCGTAAAATATCAAGCTCGTAATCAAAATTGTAGAAGACTATCATCTTCGGATGCTTTTCGAATAACTCGAGCAACGCGACCTGCCTGGACTCGTCCGTATTCACAATTTTGCGCCACACATAGCACAATCCAGCAGCATTTATGATCGGCTCGTCCTTAAACGGATCCCATCTGTTCTTGCTAGCGTCCTTATACTTGGAAATATCATAACTGCAGAACACGTCTTCATGGTGGGCTACTGTCACTCGATTAAAGTCCATGGTGACCAAAATATCATTGCGATGGCGAATGAGCTTTCCTGTGTTGACATAATGGTCGATTTTTGGATAGGTCTTATTTATCCATCGGTAGACGATATGCTCCCTAGTGAATTCAGTTTTATTCTTGTAGAACCCATTCGCCACAAATACCGGAATGTAGTCGGACCAGGTATCTCCGGGAGTGGCCGAGAGCAGAATCCATTTGTTTTTTCTCGCAATATTGAGGAATGCTTTAACCCAAGCGCCAGAGCCCACGACACGCTGCTCATCAAATATAAAGAACGCTCCGTAGACGTCCTTATACTTACCAATGTTGTTCCAAGAATCCACCACAACCTTATTTTTATAATAGGCTATGTCCGGATTCGTGGTCAGAAGAAACGGAACTAATTCTCCTTCCCACTCTTTTGTATCCCGCTTACGAGCCGTCGTGATAATATAAAGATCTCTTGGGTTCTGCATATCAACATAGGCTTTGGTTCCGAGTTTACCACCCTGTTCCTGGTAGTAATATGCGAGGGAGGTCCGAGACTTGCCCGAACCAACCCCTCCGCATAATATACAGCCGTTTTTCATCCGCCCGACAGCATCGAGCTGGTAGTCATATAGGCTTATTCCGGACATTACGCATCATCCATTTCTTCCGCCCAACCAAATATGAGATCGTGATAAACTTGGTAAGCCAACTTGAATTTACGTTCAACTTCCGTTTCGTTTCTTCCAAATATGGTAGTCGTTTTAGGCTGCTCCTCCACTGCTCCGTTCTTGGCAATTTTATAAAAATAGACTTTAAATTTACGAACACGAGGCTTATCGCTAAAATGGTCTTTCGTCGGAGCAACAAGAGTTGCTGCAGAACCTGTGCACTCACTGCATGGCCAGTGCCAGCAACCATCAGTTTGTTTATGAAAATGCTCACACCGTGTGCAGCGTTCCTTCGCTTCTTCGTATATCATACCTTTTCTCCTTTACTCTCTGTAGCCATCGTAGATCTCAATTGCGGGTACACCAGTTCCAATCCATTTCTTTGATTTCGGATCGTATACCTCATGTTCGGAAAATAGAATGATACCGTCCGTGACCCTTATTTTATTTACGAGGTCCATGAGCGCTTTCAGACTTTTTACTGTGATATGTTCATCCTCGTACCCAAAGTCTTTCAACCAGGGATAGTGTTCGATTAGATCCTTTTCTTTGTCGCCCCAATTGGTAGATTCGATATAGAATTTCATATTTTTCTCCTTTCATCGCTGATTAGGGCAATAAGCGATTTTATTGTACGGTCCTTTGCAAAGAGAATCACAATCTTCGCAAGGACTGCACCAACTTACAAGTTTCATGAATCTCCACATTCGGCGAACCTGGTGATATGAGAACTGATAGGGGTCTGTTGACGTTCTCATCATCGCTTTAACCTCGCGGCTTTCTTGTTTTTGATACTTGTTCATACCTTTCTCCTTTTAAACATACATACGCCCATCGTAAGGGCGCTTCTCTTGGATCATTTTATTCCAGCATGAGCTGTGTAGGTATTGCTTCAAGCCTCGTTTAGTCAATACCATTTCTGCGTCATAATCATCTGGGTGCTTTTTCAGCATAGCATCCATAACGATCTCTACTGGCTCACCACATAATGGGCATCGATTATTTACTATCAGTCGTCGCGCCACCTTACATCACCTCCAATTTTGTTCTAGTCAATTCATAATCCCAAGCGGTTCCCCAATGACATACAGCCCAAATATAAATACCAAGCATGTCGTTGTAGAAGACTAATTCGTCCGTATAGTCTTTCAGAATCTCATAGCCATATCGAGAAATAATAAAGTCTTGCATGACCATCTGATCAAAGTCGCCAGACACGATTTCCCAGTCTCCTAAAGTTGCCTCTCGAATCGTATTGTTTAAAATAAGATCGTCGAGCATACGAGCTAAAGTCTTGTAATCTAAATATCCTTTCTCCTTGGCGTAATCCGATACCTCAAAACCAAATACTTTACCGTCGTACATTCTAATGCTTTTCTCCATGTTGTTCCCTCCCAGGGGTAAAAGTGAAGAGACAAAGGTCTAGATACAGATCTAGAATTACTAAAGATCCCGCGATCTTTCCTTCATCTCTCATATAACAACTTGTAAATTTCGCGAAAATAAAAGGAAGAGCCCTTGTTAGGACTCAACCTTCGAATTTGATAGTTCAAACGAACCAGCATCGATAAATATCCAATTGATTTGTTCGGATAGTGGAAGTGTATGCTTATTAGTTTTCATAATACTATACATATCATCCACGGTAAGGTCATTCTTTTTCATGTTCCTAAGCATGCATCCTTTTCCGTATTGAAATGTCGCATTAAGTGCTCCATAGCAGAGACCTCCAATACCCACAATTTTTAATAGTTTTTCGACGTTCATATTTGTCATCTCCTTTCATAAAGGAATGTGTAAATTTCGCGAAAACGAAAAGGGCATGTTTGAATAACGAGAATGGGGCCCAGCCGAAGCTAGACCCCACTCTTGCTTAGAACTCATAGACTGCACGGAGAACCGCATCGTTTCGAGGACTCACGTTGTTCGACGCATACCCAACGATTTTGGTGTCGTGAACATAAAGTTTCTTGATCGTGATGCCATCCGACGTTTCTGCCACATTGATGGGAACCGTTGCCAGGAAAGCCTGTCCGCTCCAATTTGCACCGGCGCAATTCTTCTTGGGAATAATGGTCGTGCAAACATCACTGTTAATAGCCGTGGAATTTGCAGTGTCATAGTCACTCCACACCAGAACCCAGCCATGCATGCACTTAGACAGGGGCTTACTCGGAGTGACGGTGTGGCCCGCAGTCATGTAATAGCCGCCGGTCCAGAGCGCAACAGGATCACCATCGAAAATGGTTTTCCAGCCACGCCAAGTGCCATTGTTGAGATAGTTCGAGAAGATGCTCCCATAACTACCAAGCGCAAGAACCCACCCGTAATTCGGAGAACCGGTCTTATGGACCAGGAATCGCCAACTCTCAGTGGCCTTGGGCGAATTTGTAGCATTGACCGGTGCATAAGCAGTATGCATTCCGGAAGGCAATGCCGCGATAGCAGTGAGCACGTCCTGCCCAGAGAAAGAAGTCTTAATGTCGCCATTCTCTGCCGTAAGCAGCAAATCCAGAAGTCCGGTAATGTCAGACAGAGCGTGGCTATGGCTCGCAGAAGCATAACCGCTATGAGTATGGTCGGCCGCTGCATACCCACTATGCGTATGGTTGGAGTCTGCTTTTCCTGTTTCCAGGGTCTGAATATCTGCTTCGATCGCATCGAGATCGTTTGTGAGGAACTGTGACCGATTGTTTGCTCTGAAGATTTCGTTCGTAGATATCACGGGATTGAAAGCAATATCAGACATAAGAGTACCTCCTTTTAAGAACTGGATGCTTGTGCGCCATTATTCTTCAACCAAGAGAGCAAGGTGCCGCTGGGCGGATTCCCCGACAGGAACCTGAGAGATCGGTATCCTGTAGGAACAGCCAACGAAACCATCTGGCCTCCGCTATCGACCTCTTCATAAATCACATCAACCGTGGTGGAGTCTTCTTTGATATACCTGAGAACATGCCAGTAATAACCAGGGGTTTCTCCGCTTTCTTCTGCATACATCTGGATGCCTGTATAAACAGTGCTGCTGTTCATTCCCACGGTGAATTTACCGCCGGTGTACGTGTCTATACTGCCACTACCTAAAGTCATGGTCTTACTGCCAACAAGTACGGTCTTGTTGAGTAGGTAGTTCACACCAGGCGCTTCTCCATAGCACAGTCTTGCCTTGTTGTTCGCATCCCCGACATACGCTCTCTTGATCTTACGAGCAACACCATTGATGCCAATATATGCGGCTGTGATCTTACGAGCACGAGGCTGGTACGTAGGTTCCCACCATTCGACAGTCATGGTAGAAGTGGTGAATGCGATATTTGCATCACACCATACCTTGTCCGGTTCGTTACCAGCCCCGAATGTAGCAGTCAGATCCACGAGCATGAGGCCGTCAAACCACATATACGCCGCATTAGCCTGATTATTATAATCAATGCGCATCTGGTAGTTTCCGGCAGGAAATTTATCGCGGGTGTTGACAGCGCTAAGCATGTTCCACTGCCCAGCTGGGCCTGAGAGGCCGCTGAAAAAGGACGGCTCGTTAATTGGCCAGTAAATATCAACCGTTCCGGCTTTTGTTTCCTGGTAGACTTCGACACGAGCATAGTATTTATGCGACGGCGTGAGAGTCGGCTGCACAAAGCCAACATTGAGCTGACGAAGAATATACGTAGTCTCAGTGCGTTCTACAGAACCAGTCAACAGCATAGCTCGTTTGCCGTATTTCGCGTGTGTAGCATTGCAATACACATAGCCTTCACCGGAGTTTGACATGTCAGCAAGCTCGAAGTCACCGATTTTACCGACCATATTCGTGACCGTATAAGTCTTCTTTATCCTGGTCGGCACGCCAATATAGCCTCCTGTAGCCATATCTACTCACCTCACTCGTAGACGAAATACAGCTTGCCAGACGCAAGAGTACTCGTACCGGCAGTAAGATCGGCAGTGCCATAGGTGAAATCAGACCCGGGATCGGCTACCACGTCCGCAACCCAGAATGTTCCGTCAAACGTGACCCGAACGGGTTTGCCCCCGCCCAGCCAGCCGTTGGCCGATGGCGCCACAGTCGTGGCCGTATAGCCAGTGCTGCGAATACGAAGGGTCTTTGCACCGAGATTATTGACGGCCAATGTACAAGTCGTCGATGCGCTTGTCCTGCTTGGGTAGATGATGAAAGAATAGCCGGTAGAAAGTACTTCGATGCCAGGGACAGTCGCAGTATATGCTTTGCCATCGCTGGATGTGGCGGTAACCGGTTTATTAGCGACGCTCATCGGATACATAGCATTCGTGTTACCGTCATTGTCTACATAAGTTAATACGCCGATGTATTCATTAGTTGCCATCGGTTGGCCTCCTTTTTACTGATATAGATCGGCCACCCACCAGAGCCCGTCATACGTGACCCGTACTGGCTTATTAGCCGCGAGCCAATTGGCCGCAGATGGAGCAACCGTGGTACTGGTATAACCGCCGCCTTTGATTCTGAGTCGCTTGGATTCGAGGCCGTTAACCTTCAACCAAGTATTGACCGCCGTGCTGGTAGTGGTAGTCAGAGATTTCTTTCAGAGTATCATATGTTTCCGGCGCACCATTGATCAGGTTGTTGATTGCGGTGCTGATGGCAGTGTTCATGGCGGTAGTGGTGGGGCGCGCAGACAGCGCATCAACGAGACCCGTGATGTCAGACTGAGCATGCGTGTGGGTCGTAGCCGCTCTACCACTGAGACCGTTGGAGAGCTCTGTTTTGGTTGCCCTGGTGTCAACATCGGCGATGATTTCCGCAAGCTTTGCAGCCAGAGTCGTGGTCTCGTCAACATAGATGTTTGCAGCACCAGTCTTCACCATGACCTCGTAGATAATGCCCTCGATCTTTGCCTTCAAAATAGCATTCATAGAACTCATGTGATCAATCTCCTTCACTTTAAATATAGTTTTAGGTAGATACGTTAAACCAAAGCGCTGGGACAGAAGTGGGTGCTGTCGAACCAATGACGACATTTATGCTACTATCGCCATCCATGACATCGAATGTCTTGCTGTTGTTTTTATCGGTAATCGTGACACGATGACCTCCGATGATGGCAGATACAGTAACTGTCGGAGAGACGCCATCTGCTCCGCTTGGACCAGTGGGTCCAGTAGCGCCAGTGGCTCCGGTTTCTCCTGTCTTGCCCTGGGGGCCGGTGGCTCCAGTTTCGCCCTTGTTTCCATCCATGACGTCGACAGTTTTGCTGCCGCTATAGTCAGTGATGACCAACTGGTGACCACCCGTGATATCCCTGACGAGTATAGCAGGAGAATATCCATTGGTGCCGTTTGTGCCGTCCATAACCTTAACGGTTTGACTCTGACGGCTATCGGTGATAACGAGCTCATGACCACCAGTGATGTCTCGGGTGATAATTGTAGGAGAATATCCCTTGACGTTGACAGTGGCGGGGTTTGCCTTACCCTTATCATTCGTCCAGGACAGATTACCACTCGCATCAACCGCGGGAGTATACGTGGCGCCATCGAATTCGCCAGAATCACGAGCGGCGAGCAGGGTGTCCTTAACCTCCTGAACCTCACTCTCCCACTGGAGAATAACGTCAGGATACGCCTCGAGGAAGGTCTCGCCGACCTCCAAGCCCTCAGAAATATACATTTCAGTATTGAGCTCAGAGTTCCAATGATTGACCTCGTTACCGTCCGAGTCGCCCTTCTTGATGCAGACGAGGAACTTGAGCTCGCCCACGACCAGAGAAACGTGTCTGGAGATGGTCCAGTCGAAATGCATGATCGTAGAGTCGGTAGTGTCCACGGTGACGTTTCGAGCCAGGTAGCAACCAACTTCGCGATCTCGGCGCATGTAGTTGATGTAAATACGAAGCTCAGACATGTCCAGACTGTCCCAGTATCTAGGGCAGTCGAATGTGACCGTCTCAACATCATGGTCATACTGCACTGCAATACGCCGAAGCTCTTTTGGGACAGAGATGACTCTATCGTCACTAACCACAATGTGCGGCTCGATTTCAGGGTTTGCCAACTGCAGTGAAGGCGTTGTATCTGCTAGGCCGTTTAACAGCTCATCTGCTTGAGACATAGGTTACCTCCTTTCTTAGAGATGGGGTATCCCCTCACATCATAAAGGTTACGAGCGTATTTTCAGTGTCGACGGCGATGATGGGATGATAGTACAGAAATTCCTCGGTAGCAAGTTTAACGCCACCGTCGCCATCTGCGCATAAGTAGCCGTAGTTTGTAACAGTCGGAGCCGTCGTTCCGCTATACTTGCAAGTCACAGGTCCGCCAACTCGAACGAGGCACTTGTTGTCAGGCAGAAGACTCTTTACAATACCAAAAACCGCGTTACCTTTGCTCGAAGCTCGCACCGTGTTATTGAGATTGTTGGCAATAGTAACCGGTTCTCCGACAACGGGGACATTACCGCTAGTCTGGGCGTTCATGACGATCTCGAACCCCTTGGCAGACTCGAGTGCGTTGGTGACTTCTTCGTCCGTAGCCAGCCAGTCGCCAGCCAGTTTCCGCTCCTGCCAAACATAGTTGATCTTGTCGAGCTTATAGCCGGTTCTCTTCTCGGCTTCAATGCACCGATACTGAATACCAGAGTCAGTGTCGACATAGATCTGACCAACAGCACCCTCAGTATTCGCGGTAGGAGCGCCCTGGCCCCTGATGATAGAGTTGCTCATAAATTACCTCCCATTTTGTGTTACGGTGATCTTGTTGGTTCTGAGGACGACATCGCCTTGTTTACCAATCACCTGAATTTTAAAGCTCCTCTTTTCAAGCGCTTCGAAAGGAATTACGCAAGTTCTTCCGTCCGCAAGCACCCGAGGAGGATACTCTCTGCCAAGTGGAGAATAGAATGCGACAACCTTGTTGAGCCCATCCCACTCCTTAGAGAATTCGAAATCGGCCACCAAATATCCATGTGACCCAGGGATCAGGTTCGAAAAGTCGCATGTCGGATCTTCGCTAACTGTCTGGTTATTCACAATGAACTGCAGAGACCTAAATCGATTAGCTGTGTTGTTGCTCACATTTACCCTCCTTACAAAAATTGAAAATAGTTTGTTGCCTGAAAATATAAGAGGAAGAGACATCGTATTTCAGACATCTCTTCCTCTCATAAAAGGGCATGTTTTAGCCGCGAAGATTAGAACTCGTCGTCTCCGGCGAAGCGATCAACATCCTGAATAACCTCGATGTTCTGCAGATATGCAGTACGACCAGACTTCCCGTTGACATCCCAGTCATAAGGCCGAATGTCGAGGTTGACACAAACAATGTCGATGTCATCCAGCAGCCCGATACTCTCCTCGTCCAGGCGGTTCTTGTTGCGTCCGGTCTGGAGATAGACGTTCGGACCCCGACCATTGAACTTCACCTTGACAGGCAGGAACATGAACGGGGTGTCGCCGTCCTCCCGAGGCGGCTTGATCTTGACATTCCAGCCCAGGTTAGTGAGCTCGTTAGCCGTCTCCTCATCCGGAATGACAACCGCAAAGTTGCGGTCGCCCTCACGGTTGTACTTGTCGCCTCTACCGGCGAAGTTACGATAGATGATGCGTGCGTCATCGATCTGCAGGATATCCCGAGGTGCGTAAGTGATTCTCATAGTTTTCAATCTCCTTTGAAATATAATTTTCAACGTTTAATGAACAAATCATCTTCATCGAGTCGTGAAGTGAAATCTGAGTTGTCATACCCAGCTTTGCAGCCATCCCCCATCAGATTAGGACAGCCACGACAAGTGTCTTTTCCGCAAGCCATGGTCCACGGCAAATCTGGACCCTCGGCTTTAAACCATGGAGCAATTTCTGGAGTCGGGTCGTCCGAAACGAACCATTCAAAATCTCCGTACTTACCCATGGTGTCGACAGCATCGTCAACCAGCTTGTCATAATAAGAGCGATCAATGTCCTTCTCTTTGCCAAGTGTCTTGACCATCTCGGATTCAAGCCATCTATAACCCTTGGAGCCAGTGGCAGCCGAATACTTGACATTGCCTTCCTTGTCCTTACCTTCGCGCAGTAGCTCTCCACCACCATGACCAGGAAGAATCGGACAGAATGCTCCGACCTTGCCAATGAAATGATAGTCGTGTTCTCCATCAGGTAACCCCTCATTCGAATCCAAATATAGAGACGTTGCGACTGAGAACGTCTCACACATGTCATCGAACTCGATGTCGTCCTTACTAAACAGAGTTTTGAATACATAAGGAACTGCAAACTGTTTACCGGTAGCGTCCCACTTACCAGCTTTCTTTTTCTGCTTGCTCGGCAAATATCCATAGGTCCGGTCACACCATTCGACGTCCTTATACTTGGCAATATACACTGCGTCATTCACCAAGCACATGCGATCGTACGTGGCCTCATGCTCAAACGTATAACCATAGCTCCGACCGAAGGCCATAACAAACTCAATGATCTCGGGGGTAGCATTCGGAATCTTAATCGAATCTGTCTTGATGTGAGCAACAGTGAAGCCTCGCTTCTGGACTTCGTGTTTGAGGTCAACCATGAACAATGCGCCACGCTTGGCGACGATGTTGTCCTTATTGCGAGGGTCTCTGAATGCATTTTCAAACCCAGCAGAGGTCAAGCCATAAACCGAGTTAATTGCCGTCTTGAGCGCATCAGCAAGCTGACTAGATGTCAGTTCGCCATCGATGACCTTCTGTACATACGGTCTCAACTTGCCATCCAGCATCTCGTTGACGATATCCCATGCCTCATGTTTGATACTCACTCGACCCTCTACAATGTCGCGGAATGCTCTCGTATATCTCGGACCAAACAGACACTCGGCAATTGCACTATGAGGATGCATCGATGCGATGTCCAGCAGAGCAACATTTACATGCATGCCAGGCTCAGCGTAGACATAACCGCCTTCGCCGACTTCTTCGCCTCGATAAATCGATTTGCCGGCCTCATACTTATACCCAGGGAAATATGGCAGATACGATTCCATGCCAGGTGCCTCATTCGGACAATCGGACGGAACTCGTCTTTGGGCCATCATCTCGGGGCAGGCTTCTTCGAGGAATGCCTTGACCTCCGGGTCAAGCTCAGCCACAGGCTGAGACATGTCACGGTAGCAGAATTCGTTTTGAGGTTTACGGTTATTGCCAAATATAATTCTGGTGGTCAGCGTATTGGTCGTGTCATTAACTGTCATGCCAGCCAAGTCGGCCAGAATCTCCCTAGCCGTCCAGTCTGCCTGCAGATGATTGAACAGAGCCTCCGTTGCAATGACGTCGTTATCACAATACTCGGCGACCTTAGTCCACAGTTCTTCGGGCACCGGCTGATCCCACGGGAGACCAAGTTCTTGATGATGGATTCCAAGCTCAATCTCCCACTTCTTCAGACTTTTCTTATTTGCCGCAGAAGCAAAGTCGTAAATATCAGTGTAAGACAGATTGTACGCCTCGCCGAAGAGGCCGTTATTACGATCCCCCTTGCCAGAACTTACGATTTTCTGAGACAGATTAAAGAGCTGCTCGTTTGTATATCCAATTAGACAGGCATAGAGAATATGGTTATCGTACCGACGGTTATTGAAGCCGACCAAACGATACTTAACCAGTTTCTCAATGTCTGCAGGACCAGGATTGATCATACGAACAATTGGTTTTCCCTCGCCCTGGACCTTCCAGTTCACCAAGAACAGATTCGGGAACACCTCAACGTCGTAGAATACGATAGGAGCATCCGTGACATCCACATTTGCAGACGCCTCTTCGGACTTGAATTGCATCTTCTTGACGAGTTTCAGACAATAATCTGCCTGATTTGTGCTGTTTGCGGCGAATGCATAAACCTGGTTCTGCATATCAGATACGTCATATGCCATGCCGCTCTTATGAGCATCGTCCAGAATCTTGTAGATGAAATCCACGCTACACTTAGTGCTATCGTGAATCTCTTTATTAAGGTTTCTCTTGATTGCGGTCCTAATTGCTTTCTCGTTCTTAAGACCTTCAAAGTTGATCACCTTATCGTCTCCTTTCAACGGGAGACCAGAACTAATTGAAGCTATCGGCAAATTGTTGCATTTGGTTAACTTCCGTCTAAGCGAGCTATTGCCGGTGAATACCTTGACTTCAATGTGATCATCGTAAACTCGACTCAGTTTAGTCGGATCCCCCGTATAAATATAATGCAGGTGAATGCCTTGTCCGCTTTTACTAAGCTCTGCGTACGTAGCCGGCCATTTACTAGCCTCTTCCACATTCTTTTCAAAACTCTTATTTCCGTTCTCATCCGGAATATCAAAGTCGATAACAATATGGTTCTCGGGGACTTTGACATAGTGGACTCTGGACGTATCGATGTCTGCAAGAGTCGTCGTTACGTTCTCCCACTTCTTCGTCGGAGTCTCCTTTGCACTAGCATACTGAGCCGGGCAATCCTTACACTCCTGATCAAATATAGACTCGGTGGAATCAAATTCAATCAGTTTGGGCTTATGTATCTCTTTCTTCTTTTTTTTCTTAGTTTCGAATACTTCAGTGCGGAAACCACTGTAGACATTGTTGACCACGGATCCTTCGATTTCAGTATCAAACTCTCGGAAGTAATTCTTAAGTTCCTCCTTGAACATTCTCTGAGAGAATGGAAACGGAACCTTAGCGTCCTCGCAATATTGCTTATACATCTCCCATGCTGCTTTTAGAGTAGTACCATCATCCTTCAGAAACACATGATACGAATCGATCATGAAGTTATAGAAGTCGTTGGATGCACCCATCATCGCGGTGGGGACGTAATCATCATATTTGTCGGGTTCGCTCAAATATACTTCTTTACAGTAGTTTGCAATCGCGCCGAGCTCGAAATCGATTTGCTTGGTAACGGTTTTGTATTCTTTCAGGCTTAATTTGTTCCCCGAAGGAGTGACATCAATCAGTCGTCTAAGCAGACCAGACTTTGCATCCGTAATCTTAACAGGTTTATTCGTGCCCATGAACAAGAAGCACTTAAACCGGTTAGAATATGTCGACTTAAACTTCTCGTTGATAGTCATCTCCTCATGGGAAACAAGACTGTTCAACCGAGTATTGTCCTCGATCTTCGACAAATCGCCATCGTGCTGAATCGCCACCAGGGGATTACTCTTGAATGCCTCCAAAGCGAAAGCGTTACTAGACGATCCCAATGCTTTCGCATCAAAGACCGAATAGTAACCCTCGAATAGTTTCTGAATGATGTTTAGAATCGTTGATTTACCCGTTCCTGCGGCACCATACAGAACCATGAATTTCTGAATCGTTTTAGAGTCTCCAGTGACGATAGAGCCAATGGCCCACTCGATCTTTTGACGCTCCTCTTCATTATAAAGAGTAGAGATCAGCTTCTTAAATGCTGGACAATCGCCGTCCTCGAGCGGATACGGCAAGCATTTACTTGCGTAGTCCTTCTTGTTTGGTTCCATATTCGAGAATACGAGTTTCTCGTCAAGCATGTGGTAATTATCTCGCGTTTGGTTTTGACAATACCTATGCCACTTATCGACCATGCCAGATTCGGCATCCCACATGTGCAGGATCTTCGGCTCGATGTTATACTTCCTCTGGTATTCTTCAGCATACGAATCCAGCTCTTTATCGATCAGATCGAGTGCATCTTGCTCGTCCGTAGACCAAAGACCACGATCTTCTAACCAAATAGCATAGAAGTCGCCGCCCCTGATCATCAGGTCGGTTGAACGTTTGATGACAAATTTCGGAAGAATTTCCACGCCGCCACCCTTGGTATTGCGAGTAGAAATCATCAAGAAATCAATCACATCGTTCTTTCTCCTTTCGCTAGATTATATAAACGTGTCGAGAAAATAGAACATCTGCGACCAAATCTCTATAGTGCGCATGTCGACAGTAGAGTTGCGGACTCTGAACAACCCACCTCTACCATCTCGATCATATTCTCGATTAAGGAATCTACGAATGGTTCTATCGACTCGGTTTTTGTCGTACCAATCGTCAATCATGTTACCCAGATCCAAATTCGTAACCATCGCCCAGAACCACTGAGCAGTTCGATCGCCATATTCTGGATCATCCATATAGTCGTTTTCACATCGCCTCGCCAAAGCGACCATCATCTCCAAAACACTGCAGGGTCCGGCCAGACACTCTAAAATATAATCCACAGGTTCGTCGATAATGGCGCTTCTGGCAAAGTGATAACGCAGACTAATGCCATCCTCCGCACGATTCTTATCACGCGAGATTGAATATGTGAATTCGGTGGCATGGAGCTGGGTTAATAGCTTTTTGTAGGAAATGTCAGCGTGATGACGATTTTCACAAACCGTGTCGGATAACCAATTGAAATACTCGTTGATTATCTCATTGCGATTCATTCATCCTCCGTGGGATAGGAATTGTTCTTGTTAAGGCTGGAGTACTCTCTAAGATCTGCGAGGATCTCATAGTCGACCTTGTCATATTCATTTCGAACATAGACTGCATCGTCCTCATATACACCGAAGAACTTTGCATAGCCAGCTCCAACCGTTCCTTCCACATCCTCGATAATATTATCCTGCTCATCAGTCAGGACTCCATCGGCATAGTGAGTAAGACTTACCTCTCGATAACCCTCATCATCCTTTTCACCGAAGCTCTCGGGCTTAATGACGAAAATATGATCGCTGAAGAAACCATCCAGCACGTCGTCCTCATCCCCTTCGTCATCTTCCATGGGTTCGTGGATCTCTTCCTCGTCGTCACTCTTCTCATTTCGACGAGAGTAATCTCTGTAGCCGAGGTTATTTACCATAGCAGCGTACTCCTTCAGATCAGGTTTCTTACTGGGGGAATCAGGACGAACTTTCTGTACGTCGTCATTATTCTTCTCGGCTAAGGATTCTTTCTGTTCCTCGAGCCGATTTGCGACCCATTCCTTCATAGAATCGATCTCGTCATTGGCAACTTTCTCGTAATACCGTTTGACGCTATACCAGGTGGACAGGGACCCAACTGCGATCCCTGCTGCAAAGATGAACATCTTAGTTGACATTCTCATAATCATCTTTCTCCTCATTTTTGATCGACATAACAGTTAAGGCGAGGCCTCCAAAGAGCAATGATACACTCAGGAGAACCCCGCCTATAATATGTCGTTTCTTGCTGTTGCCCGTCAGGAAGACGAGCGTTGACATTGCTTCCTCTAGTCGGTCCAAACGGTTTCATCTCCCTCTGTGCGAGACAAAACCGCGATTCCTGTTACAAAGCAAATTCCAGCCATGGCTACGAACGTATACTTCATGCGTCTCAAATTAGCGCTCATTAGTCATCTCTCCATTTCTTGGGTCTTTTGCGTTCTTGAAGAAATATAACTTCTCTCCGAATTGAAGCCCATCCAGCATCCCGAGGGAATGCCAAACTCGAATGGTCTCAATTCCAACGCCAAATTTAGCAGCAGCTTCATATCCGTCCATAAGTCCGTCGAAGAAGCTATCTTTAAGAACTACCTCGTCCTCCAGATTGTTTTGCAGGATATAAATAATCAAATCTCTACCGGTCATTAGTAGTTCTCCTTTCAAATCATGTCTCGATAACGCCATGAATAGTCGAACATATCCCTCATCGGGTCGCCCGATCCATAGTCGTCAAGGCCCCTTCAAATGAGATCCAGAATATACCCATCCACGTTGAAGTCGAGAACGATCACCTTCTCGTATCCATTCACGAAGTCACGCGCCTTAGATCTGCGAGTATCAAAGATACCGAAGTCAACATAGTTGTCACCAACCACATTCTTCTCGTCATACATCCAGCCAACCTGAGCGCCAGCCTTAGTGCGTCTTGCACCAAGCATGTCATAGACTTCATTCAGGAACAGATGACCCTTGGCCTTAAGGCGTTCGTTTGCCCAGTTCTGCTGCTGGATAAGGAAGAATTTAGTACGCTCCGGATCAGGATCCCAGCCTTCATTGCCGTCGTCAAAGACAATGGAGTAAGGGCTGTAATTGTTGGGGTCATCCTCAATCACGTCAACGACTTCCTTTTTGACAACCTCATGACCATTCTCATCCTTAGAAACTTCTTCGATTTCCTTGGCCTTGATGTTATATCTCAGCTCCTTGTCGAGCTGCTTGCCGAAACGTTCGATCACACGACCGCGATACTCCTTGAAACTCTTATCAACGGCAGTGTAAGCAGCCGCAAGAGCGACATTGCGCTTGCTGAGAATACGATTAGAGCCGATCATGCAACCAAGAGACACCACGCCAAGACCAACGGACGGGCCATACAACTTGATCATCTTAACCGCAGTCTGAGTATAGACGATCGCCAGGTCCTTCTTGCTATCCTCAGCAGTGTACTTCTCAGCCATATTCGGATCGGCTGCCACAGAATGGATTGTGTCGATCTGCTGCTTGGACTCGTCGAGGATTTCATTCACCTTGAGAGTCGCCTTGCAAGCCATGACGCCGCTGACTACGACACCGACAGTACCGGCAGCCAGCAGAATCTCAGGACTATGCTTCTTGATCTTCAGACCCGTTCTATTGAATGTACGAGTCAGATTAGAAATGATTTCAGTTTTGTTCATCTTTTACAGTCTCCTTTTCAGTTAATAGGAAGCGCCTTAGGCAACTTCAGCATATACCCATCGCGAACACGAATGGGCTCGGCATTACGAATGTTCGTCCAGCCGTACTTATTGTCCGTATACTCACTGGATTTACCGACCAGATCGTACAGATCCGCCACCGAGACGTTTCCATACGTATCGATCAATTCGTCCATTCGAGTAAGGACCTCTTCCGCCTCTCCTCGAGAATCCAAGATGATATCGTCATGGGCATAACTAGATCTGCTTCTGGAATCCCGGAACCGATCTCTATCGTCGCTTCGAGAATAATCTCGGTAAGACACATAGTCTGATGCCGAGCGACTCCTACGGCCTCTTGATTCGCCATACAGAATCATGTCAATGCCATCCCTAACAATGTCGGAAATAGCTTTCTTTACCGCAGGGACAAGTACGTCCATCACGATATACGATTTCACGTTTGCAGCATCTTCGGAAATGAAGACGTCCGTAATCTTACTCACGCCACTCTTGGGCTTCGTCCGGACCCTACCATGGACGACCTTTTCAACCCTCTTCCGATCAGTCAGAGCCTCAGTTTTGCCCTCTTTAGATCGGTGAGAGTTGGACTTATACTCTTCATTCATCGCGTTTGTCTCCTTTCGAAAATGAAAAGGAGAGTATCATGTTTCAGATACTCCCCTTCTGGGTAACCCCATTACTCTTCGCTCTCGATCTCTGTAAAATCGACGTCGACAGTGTCGTCATCAGTCTCCTCATCGAAAGAGTCATCAGAGCCCCCAGCAGACTTCTTGCCCAGCCCATAAGCCAGTACGAGTCCGGCACCAACCGCGACACCAGTCACGATCTTCTTGCCGTTTCTCTTGATCCAGCCAATAGGCTTGGACAGAGCATTCTGCTTGGTCTCCTCAGTCTCCTCGACCTCAGTAACCTCGTTGACAACCTCAATCTTCTCGTTCTTCATAGTATAAATCTCCTTTCGAATGATTAAATGTAGGTTCTTACCTCATAATACGCATTGTAAATTTCGCGAATTATGAAAACTTGTAGAAATCGTATTTGGGAGCCACCAAGTAGTCCAGAACCACACTTGGCTCCCCGTTATCGTTTAACTGTGAACTAAAACTGATGTCGATTAGTCTATCGACGTTCCAACCAAGATCGTCTCCGACACTCGTATGATCCAAGCCCAATTCGTCATAAAAATCGTTCAGCGAGACATATCCAGAGATGTCATGAAGCATCTGTTTATTCAATTCATTCTCTGCTCGCTTGATTTTATCGATACTAGACTTAAAATATCGCGCGGAGATGGGGTCAAAGCACAAAGTCGTACCGTTATTTGTAACGATTACTTCGCTTTTACTGACCGGATTCTTCTTCACTCGTTCTTCGGCCACCTTATCGCGAACGGCCTTCTCTTTCTTTTCGCCGATCGTCTCGATGACCTTCTCACGATACTCAGATAGCGCCGTTTCGGACAGCTTATACGCCGTTGCGAGTGCCGCGTTGCGTTTTGCATTGACAGAGCTTGCCCCAATCAGACAAGCTACGGACGCAACACCGGTCACAGCGGCGGGTACGTACGGTTTCCATGCAGTTTTTACAACTTCCAGAGGACTCAGCTCATCGACCCAGTCATCATTCTTTTTCTCCTCGATAAGCTGCAAAGCTTTCGGTGTTGCTCGTACCGCCAGCACCGTCGTAGTGATCATGCCAGCAATGCCTATTCCGGTCAGAATCTCAGGACTACGCTTGCTGACGAATTGTCGTGTGTTCGACATGAGATTTGCTAAGTTCGGTTTACGCATGGACTTTCTCCTTTCAAAATAAAAATAAGAAGGCCCGTAGGCCCTCTTACTTGCTCTCGACGTACTCCTTGAACAGCTTTTCGGTTGTTTCAATGGTAGTCTGCTTCGTCTCCTTCGAGTTCACCACTGCACCGATTGCACCGGCAATCAGCGGTAACACGACAGACGCGCCTTTACCAATCTTTAACCAATTAATATTCATAAGTTCGCCTCCTTTCCATTATAGTCACTGCATTTTTCGCGACTTAATAGTCTTCGAATCCGGGCGTAGGCTCTTGTGAGAATACTATGATGTAACCCTCCAACCCGTCATCAAGCATGAACTTTTCATGATGGAAATCGAGCCATTGTTCCCAGTACATTTCATACATACCAGCAGCAGACCAACCCAGATGATCGCCATAGTCGGTTTTATCCAATCCGACCAATTCGTAGAACTCGTTCAGATATGCTCCGCCCCAACTCGACAATTTCTTGTTTAATTCATACTCGGCTTTAAGTACGTCCACCATGGTCGCGTTGAAATATCGTCCGGAGAACTCGTCGTAGAAAAGTACGGTATCATTATCCGATGGATTATCGTCACCTGCGTACTTATCTTTCGCCATTTCTTCTCTGACACGTAAATCGGCCTCATCCCCGTACAGATCCACCACTTTACTCTTGTATTGCTTATGCGTGTTGTCTAGCAATGCATATGCACTCATTAATGCTGCTTGTTGTCGCTGGTTTAATGCATTTGCACCGAATATACAAGCAATTGTAGATACGCCGACCAATGCGGCTGGAATGTATGCAGGTCCTGCTGTCTTGACAACCTCCATCTTGGTGAGGGATTCACCTTTCTCTTCCCTCGCATTCTCGAGCAGCATAAGCGCTTTCGGAGTGGCTTTAACCGCGAGTACGGACGTAGCGATCACTCCGGCACCCCCAATGCAAGTTAGAATTGTAGATGCATTCTTTCTTACAAACAGCTTTGAACCGTTTAGTAATTTGTTCATTTCTCTCACCCTTCGTGGTTTATTGGAAAGCTAAAAGAGATAGAGTCGGAATTGAACCGATCCTCCATCCTACACGATGGCGCTCAACCATTGAGCTTCTCTGTCTCTCATAATACGACCTGCATCTTTCGCGAAAGAGAAAAGCCCCTGTTACGGGGCTATCCCTTTACTTTTTTCTTTTAATTAGCCGCTTGACGATCCAAATGATAATCGCCATACATACGATGACGTCACCGAATACAAGGATGAACGCTGCACCTCCCACACTCAGGGCGATAACAGTCGTCACCATTAATACGATAAACGTGATCAGCAGAATGGTAGTCAAAATCATTTAAATACGCCTCCTTTCCATTATAGTCACTGTAAAAATCGCGAGCCTCAAATGCTACGCCGATCAAACGTCGTTTCCCATCGTTTTTTCGGTAACGGTTTAATCTTTAATGCCCACATGATTTGACGGATTGTAACCGTCGGATAGAGTCCGCCTATAGATTCACCAGAACGCTCGTCAAAGAACCTCTTAAAGCCTGGGTGCAAATATAACGCGTCGGTTAGCCACGGATCTATTTCGCCCCATCTGGTGCATTTTGAACTCTTATCAAATCGTTGCTGGATGATAGCAAGCCCTTTATCGTCTATTTGAAATAATGTGCATGAATTGTACACTGGATGATTGCATTCGTATGTAGAGCCGTACATAGTCGCATACATGGGTGGTTTTTCATAATGATATCTCATGGGAAAAAGAGGAGGGCCATCAGGCCCCCTTCTCCTTTCGCTTATTAGCGAGATTCTCCTTGAGATTATCCATTTTCTGCTCCAGAACGTTGTCCCACACCCAACTACCGACCATCATGCCGGTAATACAAGCCAGGGCAGTCCCAAAAGTTTTGATGAGATCCTTCATAGTAGATTCCTCCTTTAATAAGTTTCCATAAAGGGGCTTGTTTTTCGCGCGAAAAGCGAGAGGCTATGTTTCCATAACCTCACGCTTTGTAACGCTTGTTACTTCACTCTAAAGATATACTTGTCGATGATTTTTCGACCTGCTTGAGACGTGATACTTCCTCGTTCCTCGTAGATAAACATCGCTGCTCCTCCGACAACGGCGATCACAGACGGAATTACCGTGCTCATCACGGAAATGCGATTCTTCGATTTCCTGTCCTTCTTGTCCTCTTCGAGTCTCTGATACTCGATCTCGAGCTTCTGCCGCTCAATCTCCAGTTTCTCATCCTCGGAGTCCAACTTAGACATTTCAATCAACCGATCCGCGATCTGTGTGACGCCAGTCACTCCAGTCTTGTACGTTTCGCTGCCGAATTCCACCTTGCCCAGCTCATCCAGCTCACTCAGGAATTCATCCCTCAAATTAGATTGAACGCTCATTGAACATTTCTCCTTTTCAAATGTAGTGAACATTACGTTCCATAACAGTAGCTGTTAATTTTGCGAAAGATCGGCATGGTGGTCAATTTTGAGCTCAACATAAGACTTCTTATTCAACTTGTCTAGGTCGCCAATTTCGAGTCGATAGATGTCTTTCTCTGGATCAGAATGATCGATTTTCAGAGTTCCGTGGGCCACAGATATACCTTGAATAATCGCGTAGACGATTGATCCAAAGAACACCCCCGCGATAAAGAACATGAACTCCATTTGTACTTCTCCTTTCTGAAATGTTTTTCAAATTTTCCAACCGGGGATTTTTCGCTTTTCAAATATAGCATTGTCTAGCGTAACCTCCGTACGGAAAATATCAATAATTAAACCTAGAATAGAATTGTCTAATCTAGATTAAAAGAAAGAGGAAAGGCCTTGTTAGGCCTTATCCCCCAGCTTTTCCAAAATCATATCGAGTTTTCTGTTCTGCTCATCCAGCACTCTGGAATACTCCTCCATGAGCTTACAAGCATCATTCAGAAGCTCGACACTATGTTTGACCTTCTCCCGCTCATCATAACTAATGCGATTGCACTTATAGTCAGTCTGAGCCGAATCCTCCATACAGTATGCGAGACCTCGAATGTTCTCAATAACCTCAATGACGTTTTCCTTCATGTTCATATGGATCTCCTTTCAGAAATAAATATGTATTGGAATTTCTCCATAAAGGAATATGTTTTGTGCGCGAAATGAAAAGAAGAAGGCTTTGTTAAGCCTCCTCCTCTCGAGAACCAAAGTCCAGCCGTAAGGCCAGATACATCAGTCCAGCAGACACCATAAACATCCAGATGTCTCCGAACTGGCTTGTAGCCTCGCTCATCTTAACGAAGAACGCGACTGCAAACGAAGCCGAAGCCATATAGATAGCGTTGATGATCTGTTTAAACATAATAATATCTCCTTTTCGTTTTTAGTTTAGTTTCTCATAAATGAATATGTTTTTTACGCGAAACGAAAAGAAGAAGGCTCTGATGAACCCTCTTCCTTCTCTAACATTTAGTTAGAAATTATTCGGCAGACAATGCAACGTAACCAATTACACAAATAATCAGCCCAATAACATTAGCCATAATAATTCCCCTTTCAAATATGTATGTTACTCTTTCATTAAACACACATGTTTTCTTCGCGAACGCAAAAAAGAGGAGCCCCAGACGGGACTCACTCTTTTACATGATCCATTCATGTTTACTGAAAAACATCGGTATTGCAAACAAGCTCATCAACACCAGCAATGTTGCGTCCTTAGAAATCGCTGTTGCGATCCCTCCAACTGTCAGCATCAGGATTGAATAAATTTTGTTTTTAATCATACCGTCATCTCCTTTCATAAAGGAGATTGTAGTTTTCGCGATTGCTTAATCTCTGGCATTATCGAGCAGCCAGAAGAACTTCCTATATCGATCGTAATACATGTCCCGACTACACGGCATGTTCATTTTTGTTCTCAAATATGTATATGACAGACCCTCTGTGACTCCCTTTAAAATATAATCACGTAGGTCTTTATCGGCCTCCCCCGCAATACGTTCAATCAACTCGATCCGTTCCATATACACAACTTTTCGCATCGCAAGCTTAGCTGTTGGATCGCCATGCGAATCGCTTCCTGGCGGCTCATTTCCAAATGAGGATGATATGCCAGGACTTAAGTAATACGCACGTTTCCATTCTGGATATTGAAGACAGAAGTGTTTCAGCTCATAATGGCGATGCCTGTCAATCCAATATTTGTTCTTTCTGGAAATCTCCGGACGAATAATTGTGCTCATCGCTTAGTCGCTCCCTTCTTATACTTACGAGCGTCTTTGACGAGCTTAATGGTTGCCTTTCTGAGTCGTTCTTTATTAACCTCGCCATAAACATAAATGGTGGCGTTTTCGAATCTATATGTTTTCATATGCAAGCACCTCTACGATAGGAAAATATCAATTGCCTCTGCATTTGTTAGGGACAGCACTTCTTTGATCTTCAGCGCATCACCAATCGTCATCAGACCGTGTCCAAAAAGTATCTCCCCCAAGAGCAAAATATCAACTCCGCTCATTTTCGATACGGCATCAATGCTGAGACCTTTTTCATAAATCTTTTTATGTAGTTTATTTGCATCCAATGCACACACCTCTTTCTAGTTGCGTTTCATGCGACAAATAAAAGATAACACCATTCCAATTTTTCTGTCAACTGGTATTTTGTGCGTAATATGCAATATTTTTAGTCTAAATTTGCGTTTCATTTGCGTATGTGCAAATATCAATGCTATACTAATGGCTGTACAGAAAGGAAGTGCATTGCATGGACGTCGGAAAACGAATTAAAGAGAGAAGAAAAGAGTTAAATATGTCGGTTGATGAATTGGCTCAAAAGTTAAATAAGAACCGAACTACGGTTTATCGCTACGAGAAAGGAGATATAGAAAATCTTCCAATGGACATTCTTGGACCACTAGCCGAAGTGCTTAATACAACTCCAGCGTACTTAATGGGTTGGGACAATAAACCAATCTCAGCGATGGATACAATCACTGACTACTATCGACTGTCCATTGGCCGTGAGGATAATATACGAGTTAAACGATTTGATACTTGGGCCAAAAAATTTAACAAATACGTATTTACAGACGAGGAGCACAATAAACTCGTGGAATATGCAGAATTTTTGATTCATCAACGAGAGAGGAAGAACGACAATGTATAAAGAATACCCACATTTTTATTACTATGACACGCGAGAATATGGTAGAAAGTCGCGTACGGATGACCCTTTGCTATCGACTGAAGAAGTTTTAGAGAAACACAGTAGGATAATTGAGGAATATGCAATCAAATACCTCGGCGGTCCGATACCTCCTGAAAACAAATATATGGAAGTGGGTAGTGGTGAATCTCTTAAAGATCGCCCCGAGATAACACGTTTACTCAAGGACATAGAAGATCCCGCCGTCAGAGCGATAATCGTAGTGGATGTGCAACGTTTAAGTCGTGGTGATCTTGAGGATGCCGGTAGACTTATAAGGTTGCTTCGCTATACGAATACGTACGTAATCACGCCTATGAAAATATATGACTTACGTGATGAATACGATAGAGATGCTTTTGAGCGAGAGCTAAAACGTGGCAACGAGTATCTCGAATACTTCAAGAAAATTCAAGCTCGTGGAAAACTATTAAGTGTTAAGGAAGGTAATTATGTAGGATCAACTGCTCCTTATGGATTTGATCGCATCGAGAAATCTGAGGCCGACGGCAAGAAGTCATACTACACTCTAACTGAGCGTAAAGATCAAGCTGACGTAGTTCGTATGATCTTCAACTGGTACTGCGAAGAAGATATTGGTGTTACGGCCATTTGCAGACGACTTGAAGACCTTGGTGTCAGAACCAAGACAGGACACAAAACATGGAAACCGAGTATCATCTTTAGCATACTTGAGAATCACCATTATATTGGTTGTACACGATGGAACTGGAGAAAGACAGTGAAGGTTATTGAAGATCAGGAGATTAAGAAGCTACGCCCGAAGGCAAAAGTGGACGAGTTCTTGTTATTTGAGGGTAAGCACGACGGAATCATTTCCGAAGAGCAATTCAACAAAGCTCGTGAGATACGAGGTAAACGTCATCGAACTCGAAGGGACTTAACTCTAAAAAACCCATTCAGCGGAATCATGTTCTGCAAAAAATGCGGACACAAGATTGGTTATAACACTTATACACGGAATGGGATTGAATATGCTCCGCCTAAACTTGTATGTAATAATCAAGTTCACTGTAAAACTGGGTCTGTGAATTTTCAAGAAGTGTTTGACTATGTTTGCAAGACTCTCAGAAACTGTATAGAGGACTTTGAAGTTAGGATAGAAAATGACCACGATGATTCGTTTAAGTTGCACAGAGATCTCGTAGAACGCTTGGAGAGACAACTTAAAGACCTAGAGAAGAAAGAAATAGAACAATGGGATGCGCAATATGACCCCGATCCAAATAAACGACTTCCTCAGCACATCTTTGCTAAACTAAATGAAAAGGTTCTAAAAGAAAAAGAGGAAGTAAATAAGGCACTCGATAAAGCTAAGGATTCGATGCCGAGGCGCATAGATTATCGAGAAGAATTGATGAAGACTCGAAACGCTTTACGAATTTTAGAAGACGATAGCGTAGACGCTAAAACGAAGAATCGATATTTAAAAACAATAATCTCTAAGATGGTGTACGAAAGAGATCCGAATGTGAGAATATCAAAAGAGAATGCTGAGCAGTATGGATTCGAAATTTCAAAAGGACTACGCTATTACACTCCTCCATATAAAATAACGATTGAGCTTAAGTGTGACTAATTTCGGGTACATTTAAGCCCACACTCATGGGGTACTACTTGATACCGATGGCTCTACAGCAATCCATTTTGAAATAAAAAGAAGAGGCCCTGTCGTAATGACGGAGCCTCTTTCTCTTTTACAGACCAATCGCCGCTAGTGCAAAACCGATAACTCCGGCGATGACCGCCCAAAGAATTTTTGCACCCAATTCGTCCCAATGATTGGCAGATCGCTCTGTGATTTTCTGAACGCTACTTTTAACGGTTTTAATGTCATCTTTGATGCCATTGACATCCTCTTCGACTTTATTTTCGCGAACGGCCAACTCTCTAATCGAAACGATCAAATCGGTTAGATTATTCTGGCGCTTCTCGACCTCGTCAATGCGATGCGTGTTAGATTTAGCCCGACTTTCAACTTCCGTCAGTCTGTGCTCAACTTCCATGTCCATCGGCATTTACCTCCTCTTTCACTTTTTCGAG